CTTCCCCGGCTTAATCTCCTGTGTCCGACTCTTCTTGAACTTCCCACCAGCAGACAGATAACACAGGTTAGTACCCATGGCAACGAGGGTGCTAATCTGCTTGTTGGTGACAAACTGGTCCCCTGGCTGAGGCTCCTCAATACGGCGATTGCTAACGAAAAGGTCAACAAACGACCGCGCTGCCTTGAAAGCCTTCCGGTCACCGGGAACTGCAGGTACAAGAAGAGGACGGATATATCTCGTTGGGTCATGCGGACCATTGTGCTCAACATTCTCACAGAGGTAGAGCTCCCGGAGACTCTCTCGACACCAGATGGGAACTCGGAGTCGTCCCTTGCAAGGATGACCGAGCCCACCCAGGGCAGCCGGGAGCTCTGCAGGCCTCTGCTTACGCATCGCTCGAATCCGTTGTCGCTTGTAAAGCGTACGGGCACAACGTGCAAGACGATTGAACGATGCTGGGTCCACAGAATGTTGAGACATGACCCCATTACCTCTCCTGACAAACTCCTTGAGGGACGGAGGTCGGAACGACCTCAGGCTAACTCCGTCTTGGCTACGGAGCGCATATGCTTCACAGAACACAAAGCCTATGCTAGACCTGTAAGACTTCCCCTCATGGAGCTTGCTTCCTACGTCGGAGGCCCGTATTGCGTAGGAAGGCACGTTAAGACGATGAGTGACGGCAGCGAGATCATCCCCGCAGATGATCCGCTGAGGGCCAAGACCCTCACTCATCCAGTGGTTGAGGAGACTCAAGATCGCGAACGAACAAGGAGTTCCCATAAGGGAACCGCGAACCTTGGGTATCTCCACACACCCCTCAACCTCATCATAACGTGCTCGGCATCTACTTGCTTCGCGTTCACTCATGTCCGAGAGACGGTAGCGGACATAATGCGGATCTTTGCCGACTCCGAGGGACTCTCGGAGTTCACGGTAGAGGTAGTCGGGGAGACCTGCCTTCCTCAAACCGTCACAAACAGCAATTATCGCATCATGTCCAAACCCGTCCGTCGCGCACGTAAGGTCAGCCGAAAGGAAGCACTTACTTGGGTGAACACCTGCCTGCAACCGGCGAAGGATCCGATCTTCCGTATGCGGAGCATACGGAAGGATCTGTGGAACCCTTCGGAGCAGCGCGGGCCAGAGGACCTGTCTCACAAGGTCACCTCTGGCGAAGCA